GCGTCGAGAGACGCAGCCACACGCAGTGCAACATCCACCTACACACGTAAGTGTGTATAGGAAGAAGGAGCTGTAGATGCCACAAGGAAGTACAACCCGGAAACGAAGTGTTGGTGAGACTAGGAAGACTTACATATACTTTGTAAATCCTCCTGCCAAACCTTCACTTTCCGCTTCGGGAATGTACGACCATCGTGGGACACAGATCACTGTGTCGGAGGGTCATCACTGGCCACCCTCACAAGGGTTGGCTGGTGATCTTGGTGGGCCGTTTTATACGACCAAGCAGTACGTGGAGGGTAACCCCTTCCACTATGATACTGCAACCAAGCATCCCTTTGGGAATCAGATATACTTCTCGTATTCTGGTCCCTTTAGGGTATCGGACGCCGTAGGCGGTGTCAATAACGGTAGACTGCCATTCCCTGCAGACGGATCTAGTACAGATTCCGCTCTGCGGGTTTTGGGAACAACAGCTATCGCGAGATGCGAGCCTACGAACTCCTTGTCCGACCTGTCCACAGCCGTGGGTGAGACTTATAGGGACGGTTTGCCCTATTTGCCTCTAACACGGGTGTTGGAATCCAGAATCAAGGCAGCCAAGTTGGCTGGAGATGAATTTCTCAACCTTGCTTTTGGATGGCTACCTCTCGTTAGCGACCTTACCTCTCTAGGTAAGGCCGCCACTCGTGCTCATTCTGTTATCTCTCAGTATGAGCGCGATAGTGGAAAGGTAGTCCGCAGGAAGTACAAGTTCCCATCTACATATGACTCGAGTGAGAGCATCTATAGTACTGGCGTGGGCCTCGGCTATGCCGCAGGCACCAGCAATGCTATAGATGACTCGAGCCATAGGGGAAATGTGGTCCGGAAGGTGGAGACCTTCCGAGATAGGTGGTTTTCCGGCGCGTTCACCTACCACTTGCCTTCCGATTCAGACAGTCGGTTGGCACTTGGTAGGGCGGCGCAAGAAGCTGAGAAGCTTCTAGGAAGCCCTCTATCTCCAGAAACACTCTGGAACCTCACCCCCTGGAGCTGGGCCATCGATTGGTTTACGAATACGGGAGATTATCTTCATAATCTCAACGCATTCGCTGCCAATGGTCTGGTTATGCGCTATGGGTACATGATGGAAACCACCATTGTGAAACATACCTATAGCCATGTTGGGCCCTCCGGTATTACCGGTAAGCTCGACATGACTGTACCCCCTCTGGTTCTCGTAACAGAGACCAAAAAGAGAGTACAGGCTAACCCCTTCGGATTTGGGGTCGATTGGAACGGTTTGTCTTCGTTCCAACTCTCCATTGCTGCTGCTCTCGGCCTTAGCCGGAGCAGTTAGTAGTTGTACTACTAAAACACCATGTGGACATGATGTCCATAGAAAGAGAGCACGCCTATGGCGTTTGCCGACCCACAGTCCATCACAATCTCGGCGGTCACCACGCCTCTGCCCAAAACAAGTACGGGCAAGAACGAGGGGACCTATACGAGTGCGGATGGACTCATCGACCTGTCAGCCTCTTCCGTTTACGGACGGCGGACAAGACGGGTCCTTCGGGTTGACCATTCGAAGGTGACTTCGGATCCGTATATTCCGGCGCAGAATGTCAAAGTATCCATGTCGAATTACATGGTCTTCGACCTTCCAGTCGTCGGGTACACGAATGCCGAGGCCTTGGCAGTCTACACGGGCTTTAAGTCCATGTATACCGCCTCTTCGGACCTGCTGATCACCAAGCTCCTTGGGGGAGAAAGCTGAGCCAAACATGGCAAAGCCGACTCCTACAGGGAGTAAGGAGACAGTTAAACGATTCTACGGGCGCCGAAGCACGGATAAGAAGACAATTGAATTTGTCCTTGTCCTTGCCGTGGCGGCCTTCAGGATCGTCAGGTCGATATCTCGTTGGCCCTGAGGATACTATCCTCAGGATCGATTGAGATCGATGGCCGTGTTGGATGGAGGGTGGACATGCTGTCCCCCTCCATTCCAGCTCACGCAAACACCGGGCTAAGGAAAGACCACCTCTATTTAAGGAGGGGCTTTGAAAAGCCTGATGTTGCTCTGGAAAACGCTCGCACACGAGTGTGCGAGCATCTGTTGCACTAGCGCCACCCTGGACTGCAAAACAGTCCAGCGTCGGTGCGAACATGAGGGGTTGTCGTTTCTAACGATAACCCTACCCGAATTCGGAAAGGACCTCCAAAAAGGTCTAGAACGAGGTCGGGTCGATCGCGATCTCTTCCAGGGTCATACCTGGAGAGCAGGTCTCCCCCTATTTCTAGGAGGTTTCCTCGATCGTGTGTTCGACCGTGCTAGTGGCACGTTGCTCGATGAGCCGTGCATAGATGCAATTCGAGCTGTACGTCAGCTAACGCTGATGTTCAGCAAGATCCTTCTTCCTTGCAGTGATGCAAGGACGAGGGGTGCAATGCGCGACTATGTCGAGTGTGAGAAGGAGGTCCGTATATCGGATCTCGAGCGGAGTCAACTCAATAGAGCTGACTTCAAGCGAGTATCCGACCTGCTGTTTCGTAGGTTGTTCTCTAGCATGGAAAACCATATCTATGCAGGAGACATCCGTCCGAAACACGGCCCGGGAGCGACAGCAGATAGATTGAGTGGAAACTCGAAATACCTGCTTAGCACCTGGACCGATCGGCTGGAAGAGATCTTCCCTGCGGGGGAGTTTCTCATTCCAAACTGGTCATACTTTGATCAGTACACCGATGTGGACCACCTCGAACCCGGTGCCGAGATGCCCGTGAGGGTCATCCCAGTACCTAAGACGCAAAAGACCCCGAGAGTTATAGCGATAGAGCCTACTGCTATGCAATACGTGCAGCAGGGTGTTCTAGAGCTATTTCTGGAAACTTTGCGATCGAGAGATCACAAAGGCCGGCGTAGGTTTGACTCCCTACACCGATTCCTCGGTTTCGACGACCAAATCCCTAATCAGGAGATGGCGAAGAAAGGTTCCCTTGATGGGAGCCTTGCCACACTCGACCTGAGTGAGGCATCCGATAGGGTCTCTAATCAGCTCGTACGTGACCTGGTGTCAAATTTCCGCTATTTGCATGCGGCGATTGACGCCTCCAGGTCACGGAAGGCTGATGTACCTGGTCAGGGCATAGTTCGCCTGGCCAAGTTCGCGTCTATGGGTTCAGCCCTAACCTTTCCCGTTGAGGCGATGGTATTCCTTACCATCATCTTTATCGGGATCGAGAAGGAGCTCAACGTGCCCCTTGACCCAAAAACCATAACAAGGTTTGTGGGGCAGGTGCGTGTCTACGGAGATGACATAATTATCCCCGTAGAATATGTGCAGTCCGTTGTCCGTGAACTTGAAACTTTTGGGTTTCGAGTTAACACGGGCAAGTCTTTCTGGACCGGAGGGTTCAGAGAGTCTTGCGGAAGGGATTACTACTCTGGCGAGGACGTTAGTGTTGTCCGCGTCAGGCAGTTGTTCCCGACACAACGGCAGCATGCCACAGAGGTCATTTCTATTGTTTCTCTTCGTAATCAGCTTTATTTTGCTGGTTACTGGGAAACGGTGAAATGGCTTGATGAGTACATTACGAAGGTGATTCGTCACTTTCCGCATGTACTGCCATCATCCCCTGTGTTAGGTCGTCATTCTTTCTTGGGATACAATTCCAAGAGGGATGACGAGTTTCTGCATAGCCCAATTGTCAAGGGCTATGTCATATCCGCCGTTCCCCCATCCGATGAATTGGATGGTCACGGTGCCTTGCTTAAGTTCTTTCTTAAGCGCGGTGAAGAACCGTCAGCTGACGAGAGACACTTAAGGCGTGCTGGACGCCCGCATGTCGTCAAGATCAAACTGCGGTGGGCTTCTGCCGTGTAAACGGTGGGAGGCGGGTTAACTAACCCGTTGAGGAGATACTACATGAGGTCATGGGTCTTATACTCTTGACCCATGACATTTGTAGTCTCCCTTTCATAGGATACTCGG